CAGGCCAAGGAGGCCATTGACGACGTGTTCCGTGAGGTAGTGATCGAGATTGGCACTTCGGTCATCCGCCTTTCGCCGGTGGACACCGGGCGATTCAAGGGGAACTGGCACCTGTCAATCGACAATATCGAGAGCGTCACCTTCGATGAGGTCGATCCCGCGGGCCAGGACACCATCGCTTCACTGATCGCCTCGGCAAGCGATCTTCGGGCAGGGCAGGCGGCATACATCATCAACAATCTCGAATATGCGATACCGCTTGAATATGGACACTCTGCCAAGGCCCCGGCCGGCATGGTGCAAATCACCCTTGCCCGCTTCCAGCAGATCGTTGAAGAAGCCATTAGGAACAACCAGGTATGAGCCATAACATCATCGCTGCGGCCTTCGAGTCGCGCCTGCTGGCCTGGGCCAAGGTTAGGACAAAGCCACTGAAGGTGGTGGTCGAGAACGAGACCTACACACCGGCCAACGGCGAGACCTACCTGCGGGCCTTCACGCTGCCTGCTGTGACTGCCAGCAATACGCTGAGCGGCGACCACCACCTGTACGTCGGCGTGTTCCAGGTCAACATCGTGGCACCGTCCGGCAGGTATCGGACTGAGGCGAGCAGCATCGTCGATGAGCTGGCGGGGCTGTTCCCGGTGAACCTGCGCATCCCGCGTGCCGGCCTGGTAGCACTGGTGATGACCCCGGTAGCGCCTGGCCCTGGCATCCCGGAAGGCAGCACCTTCACGGTATCGGCTTCGTTCCAGTACCGAGCCGACACAACTTAATCCGCCCGTTGGGCAACCCCGGAACCCGCCATTGAGCGGGTTTTGTCATTTCTGCACAGAGGAAAAAACACATGGGCTTTCGACTCCCCAACGGCGCCACCCTGGAAATTGCTGCTACCTATGGCGCTGCCATCCCGGTGACGGCGCTGAGCAACGCCAATCCAGCCGTAGCGACTGCTGCGGCACACGGCCTGACTGATGGCGACATCATCGCCGTGACTTCTGGCTGGACGCGCCTGAATGACCGTGCCGCCCGGGTTTCCGACAGCGAAGCCGGAACTTTCGCACTGGAAAACATCAACACCACCAACCTCCAGCCATACCCGGTCGGCTCCGGCATTGGCTCGGTACGCGAGGTGACCGGTTTCGTCGAGATCTCGCAAATCACGGACGTGACCACCAGCGGCGGCGACCAGCAATTCCTGACCTTCGGCTTCCTGGCTGACGACGATGACCGCCAGATTCCGACCACCAAGAACCCGATCAGCATGTCGGTTACGGTTGCCGATGACCCGGCTCTGCCGTATGTGGCGGTGGTTGAAGGCGCTGACGAGGACAAGGTGACCCGCGTGCTGCGCCTGAACCTGCCCAACGGCGACAGCATTCTCTACAACGCCTACGTCACCATCACCTCGACCCCGGCCCTGTCCCGAAACAACCTGATGACCCGCGTCATCAGCCTGTCTCTGGCCGGTCGTCCTACCCGTTACTCGGCAGCGGTGTAATCAATGGCGAAGATCAAGATCTCCCAGAACCCGACCTTCAAGGCGAAGGTCGCCATTCCACGCGTGGGCGGTAAGCCCGAAGACGTGGAATTCGAATTCAAGTACCTCGACCGCCTGGCCCTGGCTGCGCACTTCGACAAATGGAACGCCGCGCGCGAAGAGCATCAGCGGCATGTCCAGGAGGATGGTTTGTCCTGGCAGGAAGCCACAGTTGCCGAGATCGCGATCCAGGTTGGCCAGCTCAAGGACATCGTTGCGGGTTGGGCCTTTGACGACAAGCTTTCTGATGAGTCGCTGACAGCCCTGGTGACGACTTGCGTCGGCGCCCCACAGGCTGTCTTGGAGGCCTACCAGTCCGCCTACCAGCCGGCCCGCCTGGGAAACTGACCGGCGCCGCCCGCATCCTGTACGAGCAGGGGCCGTCCGAAGCGGACTTGGCAGCCTTCGGCATGACCCTGGCAGACATCCCACCCGTTGAGTACGACGTCTGGCCAGACAACTGGTCGGCGTTCCTGCTCTTCGAGGCGATGTCGACTCAGTGGCGCACCGGTATGGGCGGGGCCTCTGGCCTGGATTACAACGCGCTACCACCGGTCGCCAGCATGCTGGGCATAAAGCGGCGCGAACTCACCCAGGCCTTCCACGACATCCGCGTCATGGAAGCAGAAGCCATGCTCGTGATGAGCGAATCGAAATAACGGAGCCCGCATGACTTCTATTGCTGAACTCGGCATCAAGGTCGATTCGACCGATGCTGCGCAGGCGAGCTCCGACCTCGACAAGCTGACTGCGGCTGGCGCCAGGGCCGAGAAGGCCGCCGAGGGTGTTTCAAAGGGCGCTGACAAGGCGTCTGCCTCGATCAAGAAGCAGAAGGACGAGCTTTCCGACCTGCTCGGCGAGATCGACCCGACGGTTAAAGCCCTGGGCCGGCTGGACGAACTCGAAAACAAGCTGGCGAAGCAGAAAAAGCTCGGTGCGCTGGATGCTTCGACCTTCAGCGAATACCAGGCCAAGATCGATCAGTCCCGGACGAATCTGGGCCGCTTCGATGACTCCCTGACCCGAACCGGCAACACCGCCAAGCAGACAGCCAATGCGCTGCGTGGCGTGCCCGCGCAATTCACCGACATCGCCGTATCGCTGCAGGGCGGTCAGAACCCACTGACTGTTCTGCTACAGCAGGGCGGCCAACTCAAGGATATGTTCGGCGGCATCGGGCCTGCCGTGCGGGCCATGGGCGGCTACATCCTGGGCTTGGTCAATCCGTTCACCGTGGCAGCAGCGGCCGTAGCAGGGCTGACGTATGCCTATGTCGCTGGCAGCGAAGAGGCCGTCGAATTCCAAAAGGGCTTGATTCTCACCGGGAATGCCGCTGGGACCACTGTCGACTCCCTGTCAAACATGGCGCGCCAGGTTGCGGCCACGGTGGGTACCACAGGCGCGGCCGCCGATGTATTGGCGAAACTGGCTGGCACCGGCAAGATCGCCAGCGGCAGCTTCGAGGGCATCACCGAAGCGGCGCTGGAAATGGAGAAAGCCACCGGTCGGGCGGTAGAGGAAACCATCGCCGAGTTCGTGAAGATTGGCAAGGACCCGGTTGCAGCAGCCAAGGAGCTGAACGACCAGTACAACTTCCTCACGGCCAGCACCTACGCGCAGATCGTCGCGCTCAAGTCTCAGGGCGACACGATCGGCGCAGCCAAGCTGCTGACCGACACCTACGTCGACACCATCAAAAACCGCAGCAGCGAGGTGATGGAAAACCTCTCGGTGTGGGAGCGGGGATGGAAGAGCCTGAAGGGCGAGATCTCTGCAACCGCAGACGCGGTTAAGGACATCGGCCGGGAGCAGGCGCTGGCGAGCCGGATAACAGAAGCTCAGCAGCGCGTTGCTGCCGCACAGAGCATGGTCAACGGCGACCCCAGCGATACGGACGCTCAGGAAAAGCTGAAGAATTCCAGGCTCGAGCTTGAGTTTCTGACTCAGCAGAAGAACACCCAGGACGCCATAGCCAAGGCTCAGGGGCTGAACGCGCAGATCCAGCGCGACGGCATCGACGCGAGTACCCGCCTGAAGGCGATCAGCGATTCCAACCTCACCAACGAGGAGAAGCGCAACAAGCTGATCAAGGAGTACAAGCGGGACGTCGAGGCGCTGCGCAAGGCCAACGCCAACGACCCTCTTGTGCAGCCTGACGTCGTCGAGAAGACGATCCAGAACATCCGTGACAAGAACAAGGATCCGAAGGCGCCGACCTCGGCCGTCAACCTGACCGGGTTCAACGACTCGAAGAATCAACTGTCGGCGATCCTTGGCGAGTACAAAAACGCCCAGAAGGAGCTTGAGGCGGCGCAGAAGGCCGGCCTGGTCACCCAAGAAGACTATCTGCTCAAGCGCCAAGCCCTGATCGGCAACGAGCGCGACGAGGTCACAGCAGCCTATGAGGCCGAGATCGCAGCGCTTGAGGCATCCAAGGGCAAGGCCAGCACATCGGCGGCCCAGCGCATTCAGCTGGACCAGAAGATCGCCGACGCCCGGGCCAACATGGTCAAGGCACAGAAGGAGGCTGACAGCGAGCTCGAAGTAATCGCCACCAACGAGCAGGGGCGGCTCGCCAAGCAAGCCCAGGCCATCAAGACCTACACCGATGCCCTCGACCAGCAGAACGTCGCCCTGCGGCGTGCTGGGAGCCGTGCAGCGGATGGTGTGGGCCGGGGTGACCGTGAGAACGCCATCAACGGCGAACTGAACGGGATTGCTGACCGGGCTAACCAGCAACGCTTGGATCTGGCCCGCGACAAGGCCGGCCAGGCGCGCAACATGAGCGCCGAGGAATACCAGGCCAAGCTGGACGCCATCAACAAAAGCGAGAAGGACCTGAGCGAAACAGTGCTCAGCAACTATGAGCAGATGTCGGCGGCGCAAGGCGACTGGCGCAAGGGTGCCACCTCGGCATTCAGTAACTACCTGGAAAGCGCGCGGAACGTGGCCGGGCAAACCCGGGACCTGTTCACCAATGCCTTCAGTTCCATGGAAGACGCGGTCGTCAATTTCGCCATGACCGGGAAATTCTCGTTTGCTGATTTCACCAAGTCCATTTTGGCCGATATGGCGCGCATCGCGACCAGGCAGGCTGCTTCCGGCCTGCTCTCCAGCATTGCAGGCAGTGCTCTTGGGGCCTGGTTTGGAGGTGGCGGTGCGTCGTCTGCCGGCTCAACCCAGGCCGGGTACTCCGGTGACCTATCGGGCTTCACCCCGGGAAGCATTCAGGCCAAGGGCGGCGCCTGGTCGGGCGGCGTGCAGATGTTCGCCAGCGGCGCTGCCTTTGCCAACTCTATCGTCAGCAAGCCGACAGCGTTCGGCATGGCCGGCGGCGGGATCGGGGTTATGGGTGAGGCAGGGGAGGAGGCGATTATGCCGCTGACCCGCACGGCCGGCGGCCAATTGGGAGTGAGGGCACTCACTGGAGGTGGCTCTGGCACCGCGATCAGCATCAACGCGCCTGTGACCGTTGTCACCCAAGATCGGAGCTCAGAAGGGATGCAGATCGACCAGCAGGCCTTGTCGAAGAGTCTTCAGTCGCAGATGCAGTCCGTGGCGGAAAAAGCAGTCGCTGATTCCTGGCGCGCTGGCGGCACCAGCTT